AATCACCTTCAGTAATAAAAATTCTTAAATCTCTTAACCAGCTCGATGATTTAATGTTTATTAAAGTTCGAAAGAATTTGAAATCTGTTAAAACTAGACCAACCCAAACTATCTGGCCTTGTACAAATCCTTTATTCATTGAACTTCGTAATAAACATAAAAAATTTAATCGAAAAAGTATCTCTATATGATAAAATATATCCATAGATTTTATATTATACCAAATCGTACCAAGGATCATCTTCATCTAAAAAATCCAAAGGATGAGGATCTGGTTCAGGATAGTTATACCAGTAATTTAATTCTTCAATACATTTATTAAAATTATTGAGACACTCTTCATAATCCGGTAAAAGATAATCATTAATTATATCTACCACTCTTGTAGGTAATATTTTTATATTTTCGTAGGTTGGCATAATTTAATAATTTAAATATAAATTGAAAAATATTTTAATCATTTTAAAAAATGATTAAAATGTCGATTAACACCTCATTTAAAAAAAATATGAAGAGCGCTTCTAAGTCTAAAAGATCTCGATCTAGACGCAAGAAACAACAAGCTACTACTAGACTTGATACAAAGACTCTAGTAAAAAGTACTCGATTGAAAATAGATTGGGACAAAAGTGTACCCAAGCCTATTAAAAAAGAAGAACCACTTCGAGAGATGACTTTGGAAGAGAGAGAAATTCGATCTCAGTATCCTAACTATCAAGAATTTCAGACAAGATCTGATACTTGGCAAGGACTTGGACCAGGTAAATTTCCTGGGTTGTGTTTTTTCTCTTCATTGAAGAAAGCATTTCAAGCTTCTGAGCAAGACAAAACCATTTGGAAAATATCTTTCCACGATAAAGAAGGTTTTAGCCATAGATTGGTCCGCCAAGAAGATGGTAGTTTTAAAGATTCTTCTATATAATCAATTTAAATAATGAATGGAGAATAGTTATTTCCTATGTTTAATAAAAATCATTATAATTAATACCGACAATAATAGTATAAGAGCAATTAAAGGAATTATCCACACAATATTACTATTTTTTTCCAATTTTGTTTTAATTTGTTGATCACCCATAACAGATAATTTAAAATTTTCTTTCATTTAGGCTATTTATATTGGTACATATAAATAACATGAGTAAACAAAAATTTCCTAACGCCAAAATATGTAAAAATAGTGATACTAATTTACAATTTGGTTTTTTAGATAAAAATAATGTCCCTGATTCTTGTGAATGGAAAAATAACGTTATTTTTCCAAAAGTTTCTATAGTGGGAGCAGGTATAGCGGGTCTAACAGCAGCATATGAACTTGTAAGGGCTTGGAAGAAATCTGGTATGGTAAATTCTCAAGTTGAATTTAATGTAACAGTATATGAGAAGAGTTCTTACGCGGGAGGAAAAATTATTGGATTTTTTCGCGAAAATACAAAACGACCTATTGAACATTCTACTCGTATATATGGAATTAATTATGTAGCCATGTTTGATATGCTTAAAAATATTCCTAGCTCTTTTGGAAACGATAAACCCTATATAAATGGAGTATTCAGATGTGTATTAGATGATCTAGTTCCTATGTTTGTTAATTATGTAGATGCGCGAGAATTTAAACCTCATTTTGCTATGAAACCTAATGTAAGCGCTTATGAAACAACAACAAATTTAGTTAATATGATTTTAGATGCACAAGTTACGAAAAAAGAATTAAGTTCTATTATTCAGAAATTGCAAACATTTTATAATATGAAAACACAAGCTGAAAGACTTAGCATTACTGCAGGCCTATCTATAGGAGAATATTTAGAATATCCAAAAATTTCTCAATTGGGGCAACAAATATTAAATTCCCTTATTGGTGTCATAGTTGCAGCGCGAGTTCAATGTGACGCCTATTCTATCCTATGTTTATTTGAATCGCTAGGATACTTTGGAAGCCCTAAAACTAGTCAATGGATAAAAGATTCCGGAATAGCTGGAGGAAATTGTTTTCCAGGACCAAGTAGTTCTTATTTGATTAATCCTATTGTTAAATATTTACAATCTAATGGAGTAAGATTTAATTTCAATACACAAATTGTTCTAAAATCACCTTCTTTCAGTCAAAAAAAATATGATGATATTGTTAAAAATTCTGATGCTGTAATTCTTGCTACCCCTCATATGGTTACTTCTTCCTTTTTAGGTTCTAAAAAGTTTCCTGAAGGATTACTCAAAAATGAATGGTCTTTCGGTATTCAATTCTATATTACTGATATAAACCAAATTAAAAAAATTATTTATTCAGAAAAAAATCAAAATATATATAATGTCGCCCTAGGTAGCCCATGGCAAATTATCTATGTAATTGAATGGTCTATTGAGGGTCAAAAAGTTTTAGAAAAAAATTACCCTGGATACAAAGGATTCTGGGGGAAAAATAGTTTTGGAGAGATAAATGGTAAACCTATCATCGCTCTTATAACGGCAACTGTTAGTAATCAATATAACCCAGGGCTTACTATTGGGAAATCTTGTTTACAATGCACACCAGCGGAAATGTGTACTGAAATATTAGCTCAATGCAATATAGATAGTGAACAAATACTAAATATTATAAAAAATATGCCTTCTTTTGGAAGTATTAAATATATAAAAGCAGCCTCTGCAGAAGCTCAAAATTTATCTGTATCGTGGGTAAAAGGTCCAGTACAATCTAATGGAATGATGTGGATATCAGATTATACTTTATACATAAAAACTGCTTATAATCCCACTATTGGATCGAAAGGAATGTGCAATATAAAAAACTACGCAGAGAATCCTCTTTGTCAAAATACAGATATTTTACCTACTAAATTAAATTTAGCTAAAAATTTCTCTGCTTGGCATTACGAAGGATTAACTGTAAAACCATCTCAAAGTGATGTTAATGACGCTGCTGTTCCCACAACATTTGAAGAAATAGGAGATAAAATATATCTGGCGGGAGAATACTGTGAAACACCTAACGCACAGATTCCTACAATGGAAAAAGCTTGTGAATCTGCAAAAGTTGCTGTTCAAAAAATAATTCAAGATTTTGGTATAATTGATCCACAAAGATTAAAAGATCTAAAAAATGGAAAAATTAAACTCGGTATTGATACTGTAAATAAAAGATTTATACCAGCCACAGCTTTGGTTCAAGTTGAAGGACTAGAATATCCAACTGAATTAGTTAATTTTGTCGATATTTCTCCTTGGGATAATTTTAGAATATTTTTATTTATGGGAGGAACTCTACAATACCCCCCTATCATGTTTGCTTATATTACTTTTATAACTGTATGCACCTTAATATTAGCCTTTCTATTTCTTCTCATTATATGGCTAGTAATTCGAAAGACTCGTAAGAATAATTCTTAAAATTTGTTACACGCATCCAACAAACCTCCCCTTGTTTACCACCTGTTTGAAAAGGTAATTTATCTGTTATACTAATATATTTATTACCGGATTTACCCTCTAATATATTCTGCTTACGACGCAATTGTATTATACCTGTGCTAAAAGTACTATAAGGATGACCCATAAATAAATTACCTCGAGAAGCTATCATCATATCTAATATTATAGCATCAAATTCATTCATATCGATATTATTATCAAAATGAGAAAATATTTTATTGGGAACCTTACTCTTTAATTCAGCTATAAATTTCTTAGATCCATTAGTACTCACATAAATAGACTCAGAAGGTTTCATATGCTCTTTAATCTTTTTAGAAACATTATCTATTGATAAACCCTTTTTATCTCCTGGAAGAGATCCATTATCTTTATCATAATCATGAAGATAACGCGCGTGAACTGAATTATAACTTTTCGGTAAACTCATCATAGCCTTATTAAATAAATTCATTATTCTATCATTAAATTTTAATCCATTAATTATAAAATTCTCAGCCTTTTTTAAATCCTTATCAGTCAAACTTAAACATTCAAAATGCTGTATACGGGAATTATGAGAATTAAAAAACCAATCTTTATCTCGAGGAAGAGATCTTAAATCAACTTTAGCTATCTGTTTATCCAATTTATAAACTAAATCTTTATTCATAGGACTAGTATCTTCCTCCCTAACCCACTCAATATGATTAGACAAATTTTTACTATCATATATATCTAAATCATAATATTTATTTTTAGTATGAGAAATTTTTAAAGGTACTGGAATCACCAAAATTCTCTTAGTAATCCCAGCAATAGCTACTAATGTTTCAAACTGTAATCTAACATTATTATAACCAGCACGATCTCTTTCATAAAATATTTTTTGACCCGTTTTTTCGAAACACTCATTCTGTAAAAATGTTCTCCTAGTTAGATATAAAATTATTATTATACTAAAAATTAACAAAATAGAACATACTATAGTAATTATATTATTCATTTATATTATAGAATAATATAAATGTATTATGTTCTATTTTGTTAGACAATAACCACGCTGTGATTTGTCGCATGTCATAACAGAACTAGCAACAGAAGGTACACTCTTATCAAGCTTTTTAGATGGAAATAAAGCACTATTCATTTTACCCATTTCAGATTCATTAAAACAAAATCCAACTCCCCAAGAAGGATTAACTGCACTTGCATAATCATTAAATTGTTTCCAAGTATTATTTTCAGTAGCAACAGAATAAGGGAGTGTTGAATTAGCATCATAAGGTGTACCACCAGCAAAACCCTTCCCACCACCTTTATCGAAACTACAACAATTCGCTTTACATGTTTGTCCAGCACAATCCCCATGACAGAACGCATGCCATCCATCACGACAGTTTGAGCTGTCATGGTTAGTAGAACAATGACTGTTAGAACAACAGTTCCAATACTTATCACTTCCGTGATACGTTTTTTGATATGGTTGAAAACATCCTCCGTTAGAAAAAGTCCATTTCCCGTAACAACAACTATCACCACTTTGAGTACCTTCTTTTATTACTTTGTTATCAGGGACATTACCATACCCAGTTGAATTGGTACAATAATTTATTATACATTGTTGAGGGTAATTATATCCATATTTCCAATCAGAATTATAGTTTTTATCCCCTGGCTTATAATAAGGTATTCCTTTCTCACATCTAGTTTTCACATTAGTTGAAACACCGTGCATATTTTGCCAACTATATAAATTATCATAATTTATAGACAAATTTTTATCATCTTTAGGTAACGACGAACTTTGTTTATAATCACTATCACTACCGTGAAAAAATGGTTTAGTAAAATAACCATATAATCCTTTAATACTTATTATTAATATTATTATCATAACTACAATCATAATAATTACTAGTGTCCACAAAAACCATAATTTCTTGTCAGCAAACCAAAGGAAAAGTTTTTTAAAAGAAAACTTTTCCTTTGGTTTACCACTTATTTCCTTTGGCTTACTAGAATCACCTTTTGTTTTATCCGCCCACCAATTATTTGGTTTACCACTTATTTCCTTTGGCTTACTAGAATCACCTTTTGTTTTATCCACCCACCAATTATTTGGTTTACTAGAATCAAAGTTCCACCACTTCTTCGAGTTATTATTACGACCTAATGATGATGCTGACACTTTTACAGGGGTCTTTTTAATAATAGGCATTGAAGCTCTAATTTTAATACCTTTAACAATTAAAAGTACTATAAAAATAAGTAATATTAAAGCTGTTCCTAATAATATTAAATCTTTAGTTGGTGTTACCTGGCATTTATCAGGATATTGATCACAATATCTTTTACATATATTTAAATCTTGGTGTTCGTTACACCATTCAAACATTAAATTAGGAGCTGTGCCACTACCTGATTTCCAAGGTGGAGATGCATATACTAATTCCTTTCTACATTCAACTCCTTGTGTATTAGATTGTATTAAGGGTATTTGAGATTGCTCAAAATATATATCAGAAATAGAATATTTATAAGTAGTACTATCTCCTTTACATGAACCAACAAAAATTTCTCCTTTACTACAAGATTCGTATTGAATATTAATAGTATTACTGTTTTTATTAGTTGGGTTTTTTGGCTGTATTATTCTAAAAACAGAATAACCGTTATGTTTTTTGACAGTATCAAGATCTTTTAAATTTTTTATCTTTTCTCCTCCTAAATCTTCAGGCGCAGGATAAGGGGGATAAAGAGAAGAAGATGCCCCAACTTTATCTTCAGTTGAAATATTACTTTTTGCGAAGAATATAGCTTGTTTATTTTGGGGATATAATTTAATCCCATACATTTCAGATTCTATGCCAGATTTAATTATTTCCTGTACGCATTCTAATATACTTGTAGCTGGTATGGATTTGATAGCATCGCTTTTAACTGAATTAAATGTTACTCTATCTGTTTCTATTATAGTTAAAGCTCCTGGTACAAAAGGACTTATTTTAGCGCAATAACTATCTCCGATTCTTACATACCCGTCTTTACAATTCGGTACTAATTTAATAGCATCGTCAGAATCGCAACTAATATTGCTCATTTATTTTAGTAAATAATAATTTATACATTTTTCCAGGTGGCCTTAATTTAGGACCCTTCTTGTAATACTTTTTCTTCTTTTTTCCTTTTATTTCTAATAACTCTTCTATGCATCCCACAAATAGCTTTACCCTCGAAAAGCTTAGATGAACATTTTTTGCCACACAAATCACCCTTCTTTCTACCATCTTTAGCATTACGCAAAAGAACCCATGTACACGTTAAATATTTGCGTGGACCTGTTTTCTTAGTTTCATAATAACCATTATTTTTCTTTTCAAAGTAACGAGCCCTGTCATACTCTTGTTTAGCGGTTGGAGTTATGTAGGTTTTCTTTTTGAATTCTTTTATTTCTGTTATCATACCTAGAGATAAAGCCATTTGTTGACATTTTTGAGATTTTTGATGATCATTCATTGAATTTCTAGAAACTTGTTCACCACATATTTTACAAGTGATTTTTTCTCTTTTGTAAGCATTATATTTATCTTTATTAGTTTCTCTTGTTTTCAAGGCGCTTTGTCTAACTCTATCTGGATGTGCTTCTTTATATTTCTCTGCGGCTCTTTTTTGAATTATTTTTCTATCATCTCCTTCAATTCTTTGATTTAATATTAAGTTTGTATGAGATTTAAAATAAATTTTTTGATAATGACCTTCACGCTTTAATAATTCTCTTCTATTTTTACATGGATAGGCTTCAATTAATTCCATAAACCATATATGTTTCCCTTCTAAATCTTTCCAACCAATTTTTCTTATTTCCTGGAATAAAAGAGAATTTTCCCCGTTTTTAGCTTTAGCATGATACTTAGATTTTCTATTTTTCATTTCGCATGCACACGATCCTATATAGAATTTATTGTTAATTCTATTGCATAATTTATAAATTTTACCATTTTTATAATCGACCATTTTATATCTGTTTAGGTATAAAAGGTATCTTTTTAAATTTCAATTTTAATCTAATCGTTCTTCTATATAATCATAACATTCCCTTATAATACGTATAAATTCTTCAAATCCATTCTTCATATATACCTTAGACATTCCTGAGTGGATACATTTTCCAGAATGAAATACAAGAAAAGTGTTGTATCTACGTTTTTTGAGTTTCTTTTGTTGGTCTTTTTCTGGGAGCATTTTGAGGTAGTCTGAGTAGGGTACGGTTTCTGGTTGTTTCCATTTTCCGTTGACCCACTTGATTTGTTTTAGTTGTTGTTCTTGGATAGGTTTAGCGATAGGTATTTTTATGTTTACTCCTGTGTAGCCAAAGCTTGTTTCGAGTAGTGAATGGTAAGGTGTATTAGTGTTGAAGTACTCGTCTAATTTTTCTCTGTCTACTTTAAAGTTGAGTGCAAAGTCTATATTTCTCATTGCTGGGACGAATATAGTTTTTAGGACGGGTGATTTTATGTTATCATCTACTATTTTGAGTTTATATATTTTATTATTATCTCTAATATATTCCCAAAAGCATTTTACACAGCTTTCGGCTTGTTGGTAGCTTTTGCAACCAGTCATTTGGAATTTGCCATTCCTACTTACTTTATAATTTATTTTCTTACCATTCATTATCATTACGATGGTTACGGAATTTCGAAAATAACTACCGCGCTTGCCATTTCCTTTGTCTTTTTTTCTTTTCTTTTTCTTCAGATCTATTCCTCTAAGGTCATTTTGATACTCTAGAGTAATAATAGAACCGAATGGTATATCTTTATTAGGGTCTTGGGGCTCTATTTTCTTTTTTCTTCCTCGTCTTTTGGGGACGAGAATATATTTTGTAATTGGGAGAAAGTCAAAAAGGGCCTTAATATCTAAAATAATATTCGTGATTACTATAAACGTTTTGGTAGATACTTTAATACCATCGAAATCAGGGAATTTTAATTCCTTTTTTCCGTTATGTTCTGTAACCTTAGAATCATAAGACTTCAGGTCATTTGTAAGAACTTTAGTATTTATTATGGACATTGTTTTTCCTTACTTAAAGAATTCATTTCTTTAAACTCAATTTTATTTCTGTGAAGAAATAGGTTAATTTAGACTTGAAATAAATATAAGATTAAAGATATATTTATATAATTATGAGAGAAAATGAGTTTTAATCAATTTGTTCACTATATCGGTGGCCCTTATATAAATATAGAAAAAATACAACACGAACAATATATTAAATTAATCAATGAATTTAAATGTGATAAAAATATAGAAAAAGAAATAATAATAAAAATTATTAAAGATATTATTCCTTCTTCACAAAACTATTTTAGGTCTTTAAGATATAATATGTTTGGTTTGGATATTAGACTATATTTAGATATTAGAAAAAAAATTAAGCAATCGTTAAAAATTTATAGAAATACTTTTATTTAAGCTCAATCTAGAAATAAATAAACCTTTTACGTCTTGATTTCTTCTTAGACCTTCTACGCCTTGATTTTCGTCTTGATTTCTTCTTAGACCTTCTACGCCTTGATTTTCGTCTTGATTTCTTCTTAGACCTTCTACGCCTTGATTTTCGTCTTGATTTCTTCTTAGACCTTCTACGCCTTGATTTACGCCTTGATTTACGCCTTGATTTACGCCTTGATTTCTTTTTGGATGAAAAACGTTTTCCAATAACAGAAAGATAATTATTTTTACCAGATATTCCTTCAAATATGGCTGATTTTTTATGTTTTAGTTTTCTTATATAAAATATAGACATTTTTCTTTGTTCTGGGGTAGGAGAGCTTTTTTCCCATTTAGATAGATCTAAATATTTTTTAGCCATTTTTATAGCCCTTTCTCCTTTACATGGATACTTATGAGTACATTTTCGTTTTGATTTTGATTTTGATTTTTTAGGCGAATAAGCATGAGAGCTATATGTATAACTACCAAATCCAAATTTATGGTTATCTGCTACGCGCCTAAAGGCTTCTTTATTATTTTGATAGTAGGGAGAATTTACAACATATATAGGTCTGTCACGATTTATACGTATTAAATTAGTATTCTGAGGTAATACAATTTCAGTAACTTCCCGTTGCCATCCAGGGTATAAATCAATTATTCCGATCTTTACATCTCTAGGAACAATTATATTTAATCGTATTTCTCCAAATTTTCCCGGGAATAAAGGGGGTAAAGATGTAGATGTAAATCCTCTTGCTGAATAGTTATCCCATAGTTTACTTTGGTCTCGATATACTACTATATAATCAGCCCCTGGAAAAAGTTTTTCTACAGGTTTTAAGGATTTTGTTAGTTTTTCAGCAAATATTCTATCTTCGCGAGTTTGCACACCTCTTCTCATACGGGAGTTTAATTCTGTCCCCCCTTTGAGATACTGTTGATAAAGATGCTTATTAAAATTAAATCGGTAAGAAAGTCTTAAAAGATTTTGATAACTACTGTTCCCTTTCAATAAAGTTTTAATAGGTTTTTTTCTTTCTTTTTGTTGAGATATAAATCTTTTCATTTGAAGATTTTTTAGATATTCATCATCTGAATCTGAATCAAAATCTGAATCTGAATCTGACATTTATTATTAGGATTTTTTTTAAAAAATATATTTAGTCTTAATAAATGTCTATAAATCTATTTGTGATGCCTGGGTGTGGATACTGCACCAAAGCAAAATCTATGTTTTCTAATGAAATAAGTTCAGGAAAAATGACTCTTAAACCCCATACTTCAGCTCCTCAAGGAGTTCGAGGATTTCCTACGTTTACATTTGGCAGTAAAAGTCATAGTGGTCTTCCAAGTAGCAAAAATGAATTATATAATAAATTAGGATATTCACACGAAGGATTTTCCCATGGTTCTTCCCCACCTCATGGTTCTTCTCACCGTCGTCATAGCCCAACACATGGTCGTCATCATGAAACTGGATGTATGGCTGGGGCGTGGAATTGCCCTAAAAATTACGGGCCTTTCCGACCTTCAGGGTCTTGGCCAATGGGTCCATTTACCCCAGATGTTCATGTTCCACAGATTTTTGATCGTACTGGTACAGTTCCTCCAACTGTATGGAATCATGAAACTCGTGATCCTAGAAGTAATATGAAAAAGTGGGTTTCTATTTTGTAAATTAAATATTAAGAATTTTTTATTTGTATGTTATATATATTTTATATATATAAATAATGCCTCATAGATTGGAAGGAGAAGATCACACCTTCGCTAATATATTTGCTTTGTGTATGTGTACAGCAGGAGTACTTCTAACGGTATATGCAGTAAAAGCACTTGAAAATTTACCATCAACATGTACTAATAAATACGTTCAAAGTGGTTTGAATGGTATACTTTGTTTATCTGTTTTATTAATAGTTCTTCCTGTTACACAATATACATGTCAAATGTTATGTCCTAATTGTCGGTCTGTATCAGGAAATTTAAATTGGAAAATAATTATTATGGGGTTGGCCGCAGCGTTAATTACATGTTCTTCTATAGCAATATATGGACTTAATAAAAATACTAGTTCATGTAAAAGCCATACAACTAAAAGTTTTGCTGTAGCTGTTCTTATTATAGCAGTTTTACTCATGTCCTGGTATATATTTGAATTAACTCCATATTATGAAGAGATGTTTGGAGAGCAAGAAAGACATTCTCGAGCATAAAATTTCTAAAAATAATATATTTATTTATAGAACATAAATGGACGAATTCACTATTCTAACTTTCGTTTTATTTGTTACTGGAATAATTATGCTAATAATGTCATTTTCAGCATTATCCAAACTAAAAGACACATGTACTTCAAAATCGTTAAGAACATGTTTAAGAACTTCTGTAGCCTTTGGAGCTACGATGGTTGCAGTATTTTTAGGATATATAGCTTGTATTACTCACTGTGAATGTAGATTTACTCAATTTTCATTAAATAAAAGAATGGTTGTTTTAGCTATGTTATTTTTATTGGGTATTCCTATGGTTATAATATCATCTGTTATTAAAAAAGAAATAGAAAATAAAAAATGTGATACTAATCTTAATAGTCTTCCTGATGTTTTATTAGGTATTTCTATTTCATGGCTAGTTTTACCTGCTTTATGTTTTGGTTATACTCTATGGAAGGGTCATAGAGCAGTATTCCCTCGCTCCAAAAAAGAAAAAGAAAAAGATGAAAACATTTATAATGACCAATATTTTGATGAAGAAGATCAAAAATCTAAAGCAATTCTAGAAAAGGAAAATAGAGAAGCAGAAAGAATATGGAAGCAAAGATCTAATGCAGCTCGTCTTAGATATACTAAAAGTACAAATAAATTAGCTAAACTCAATCAACAAATTGAACATCTGAAAGGACTGGGAAAAGGGCCATCTGCTAAACAAATGGAAGAAAGATCTAAATTAATACAACAACAACGACAAAATCATCATGAATTTGAATCTATAAAATCAGAAAGAGATCAAGCATCATCATCATCTGCTTCTTCGAGTAATTATGATGATGATGATGACGACAATAATAGTGGTTCTATTTATCAACGTCAACAACTATATAGAAATCAATCACAGGACTTTCCTGGCTTTTCTAGCTGGCAAAGAGATTGATAAAATTATTGTGTAATTATATAATAAATGTATCTTGCTCTAAAAAAACATCTTCCGAGATGTGTAATTTTAATAATAAAGGATTATTACGGGCCTAGGAAGCCTTTATGGATACAAGTACCTCTTATAGTTCCTAGAAGAAATTTAAGATCTCGTTTAGTATTAAAAGATAAGGTAATGTATAAATGGGTAAAAATATAAATATAAAGAAAAAATAGTAAATGTTTAAAAATGTATATTTTTAAACATTGCCGTGACGTGGGATGTTCTTATATTAAACATTTCAATGTATCTATAAATCTTGCTAAAAAGTTCGGGAGTGCTTCTTTCAAGGCGTTGGTACACGCCTTTTTACCTTTTATGTTTGTTACAGGATCTACTGATGCTATTAATGATTTGAATGAATGTATGAAAAATAGTCCATGTAAAAAAAATGATCATTAATTAAACGGTTTAAATTCAAGCCAGTAAAAAATAAATGTATGAAATAATAATAAAATTAAGTTTTATAATTCTAGCTATTCTTATTACTGGAGTTCTATTGGTTAAAAGATATGTTTATTTTCGGCCCTCCAGAGAATTTTTACCTTTCAAACAAGATAGCTTAAAAAATAATATAGAAGAATTATATGAAGGTGATTTACATGGATGGTTTTTACGTGGAAAAAATTCTCAAGTAATATTATTTTGCCATGGAAATGCTGGCAATATATCTCATCGACAAGAAATAATATTATCATTGCATCAATTAGGATATTCAGTGCTAATATTCGATTATTCTGGATATGGAAAAAGTTCAGGAATACCATCAGAAAAACAATTATACCATGATGCTAATAGATTTATGCAAATATTATTAATTAATTATAAAGTAAAAGATATTATTCCTTACGGAGAATCTATGGGGGCACCTGTAGCTTTACACATAGCTCTTAAATATCAAACTCCTAAAGTTATTATAGATTCAGGCCTACCTAGTATTAGAAAAATTATTCAACATAAATATAGTTTTATTTCATTTTTAAGTTTTATTTTCTCTGAATTTAATACAGAAGAATATCTTTTTGCTTATAAAGGAAAATTACTTGTTATGCACAGTATGCAAGATGAAATGATACCCTACGCTACTATTCAAAATATAAAATCCCGTGCTGATCAATTTATAAATATTGAAGGGACACATAATAATAGAATAATTCCATGGGATAAAGTTAATTATTTTTTGAATGGTGGGCAAAAATAGCTGCAATATTTTATATTTTTGATAAATAAATGACGAATACAATTCCTTTTTATAGATGGGATCCAGTATTATTTGGTAATAGTGTAGACCCGGTTCCAATAGTGTATATTAAACCTTCTCCACAACTTTTAAAATTTTTCCGTATTAATAATAATGTAGTTCTTGTTAAAATTCAAGGAACTAAAGGAATATTAGATGGAAAAACAGTATCTGCTGTTGTCAGAAAAGTTACTGATATACCCAATTGCAGAATAAATTTCTTTCATCAAACAGGTTATTATGTTTTGATATTACAATCAGCATGGTATGGATATCCTAATTCATTAGGAAACGGTATAATTAAAGGTCTGAAAAATATTAACTATCACTTAAAAAAATTCTAAGTATAAAAAACCAGTTCCACCACTTCCTCCATAAGTGGCAGTGTTTGTATTTGTAACTATACCACCACTTCCCCCTCCCCCCACTTGCCCAGCTCTTCCATGAGTATATCCATTCGTATTTGATATAGCAGGACTCCTAATATAGAATTAGTGTCACACGATTTATTATTTGTATTATAAACTCCAAAGTTCATTTATTACTACCTAAGTATTTTATTTGTCAGTATAAATAAACAATGGCTCAAATATATTGCGGTAATAAAGCTAATTATCCCGGTCTACAACAAGGTACTCATGTAATCGGAACAAATTATCAATGTTTACAAAGAGGTATTGGAATAGGATCTCATCTTCCTTATGATCCTTCTTATGCTTTACCCTATGAACCTATCGATGATCGTAAATTTTACTGTGGGCAAGCTGCTCAACTTCCTCAAAATAATTTCGCCTTTGGTTCCCCGTCTAAATGTTTACAAATTGGGGTAGGGATAGGAAAATCTCAACGTGCTGCTTTAGGCCCTAATCATGGTCCTAATCATGGTCCTAATCATGGTCCTGGTAATATCAATCCTGGTTTTAATAATCCAAATAATGGTCATTCGCATTTTATTAAAGTTATTTTACCTTTCTTAATAATATTATTATTAGGAATAGGTACTTTTCTTATTTTATATTTTTTAAAACTGGGTATAGTATCGAAAAAGAATAAACAGAATAAAAAGATTATAGATTGGGAAAAATTCATTCCTTATTTTATTTTGTTTATATTTTTAGAATCTTTAGGAGTATGGATAGTTTGGACCCGATTATTATTTCTTAATTAAGAGATAATACATCTTTTTTTCTCTAAAGTGGGATTCTTGAATATTTTAATATAATTAAGATCCCATATATCTTGATTTTCTTTTTCATTTCTTAAATTATTAGCCTTTAGAGCTTGTGAAAGTATATATTTTTCATCATAAGAGCTACTATTTTGGGCCATATGTTTACCTTTTTTAAAACGTTTCTTAATTCGTTTCATCTTTATAAAGAGAAGAGAAAAATTTATCGTCTCTTTTTTCTTCTTAATCGATAAGGTCTATATATCATACGTTCTTCTTTTCCATAGGAAGAATATAATGGAAGTTTTAATTTTCTAAGACTTTCCATATGACGGGGAATAATCATATAAGAATTATTTCTATTATTTTTATAAAACTTTTTTATTAGTAAACGCTGATAAAATGTATCTCGCGACCATTTTATCAGTGTTGTACTACTTGCAGGATTTTCCGGGGTAATTTTCATTGTTCCTATATTAACTGTAAGGTTCTTATTCTTATTAAATAAATTTTTATTAAAAGTAATATTAATATCAGGCTGTTTTAAATATTCAGATACCATTTCTGCAATAATATATCGCTTATTTATTTTTTTATCCTTCATTTTTTCCCAATATTTATTCATGTTTTTTGAAGGGTATAAATGAAACAACTTTTTAGCCACAGAATCAAAATGTTTAGAAAAATTAAAGCTATTTTTATTTTTAATCTCTTTTACTGTAGGAACACCCAAATAACATGCTAAATGATTCGAAGAATACATAGGAGGTATTTGACCGCTAGGAAGAGGAGGAACAGATTGATTTTTCATTATATCATTCCTATTAGGATATATAGATTTTTTACTTACAGTAAGTCTCCACCCAAGAAATAATCTTCTCATCCTCGCGGAAGCTTTAGTAGATACAACTTCATGTAATATATATTGAGGAAATATTATCATATGTCCTGGTGGTATCTTAAATAATTTTTTACAAGAATTTATTTTTTTAGTAATTTTTTTTATCTCTTCAGAACTATTCTTTTCTGCTTTTAATCTTTTTTGAAGTGTATCAAATCCTGAAGGAATATTATAAAGAGATATACCTAATTGACTTCCAGGAATACATGAAAAATATTGATCCTCTGAATCCAAATTAATCCACCCCCCATATATCTCATCCGTAGGTAAAATCAATTTCTTATTCACGACATCTCTATGCCATGACTCAGCACCAGGAGATTGACCCTTTTTTCTATTAAGCATCCTATCCCAAAGTACTTCTAACCTATAATTATTAGATAAAAAAGGATCTAAATATTCATCAGTCAAATCTTTAAAAAAAGGCATTATTACTTCCCAACATTTAAGCCTTAAATTGCGAACAAATGGATTATGAAATGAACTAGGATTTCCTAAAGCTGCAAACCCTCCTAAAGAATATGAAGTAGATATGGTAGGATTTTTATACTCGGGAAATTCAGTTAAAGTTCGATCAAATAATGTTTGATAATGAGAAAGATTTCGGGATGATATAATAGGGAAAATGGCTACACCAATTCTATTTAAACATCTACTACTAGATGGATCCATATCTTTATAAGATTCCTTTCCCGTATACATTGAATAACCTTTAATAATCTTTATTTCCCCAGCTGCCTCTAATATCTCTCGGGATTTTTTAATATCTCCTGTTTTTTGAGAAAGTGTGGCAAATGAAAGATTTACTAATAAATCTTGTACATAATTAGGTAATTTTGAATACCTCTTCTTTGTTGGTTCCTTACAAAATTTTTCTACTATTCTTTCCATTTTAATATCTTTATTAAAATGGAATTTTTAAAACTCAATTTAATTGGATTTAGTTTTTGAATACCCAATATTTTTCCGCTGGAAAAGTGAAAACTGCTGATATAATTATAGTAATTAAATAACGGATAATAAGCTTGTGTTTTTCCCATTTTACGGGATTATTCTTTCGCTGGTGATGCAAAATCAATAAAAATATAACTTGAGATAGAAATGTATCAATACATGCTACAATAATAAATTTTATTAATATCTTTTTATGACTTTTAGCTCGGGTTCCCATAAATAAATGTCTTTGTAAAAAGAAATCTACAATCCAAGCTATTATAAGACCTATAATATTAGATACGCCTTCAGACATAAAATGATCGAATATAAAATTGCTAGATCCTATTCCTATTACTGATGATAATCCTCCCCATAAAGCAGATATAATAAATTGTTCAATGTAATTCATTTTATATAATCCTTTGTTATAATCCTTTGTTATAATCCTTATTATAATCCCTTGTTATTTTATTCATTTTTCATCGATTAATGGTGGAGAACTTTCTCCTAAACAAGATATTCTACGGCTTAATCTAGAACCTATTCCTTCCAACCAATTTACAAAAGGAACATGTCTATGAATATCACCAGTCTTTTCTTCAATATCTTTTATTCTTCGATCCATACTCTCTAAATTTTGAGATATAATTAATAATTGATGAGATATATTCAATAATTCCTTTTTTACTTCCATATCTTTTTTGTCTATCATTCTCCTTTATTAAACATAATATCAAAACTTTTATATAATACCTTTAATAGCTTTATTAAATGTTAATATTCGAAAATAAGCCAAAATAGGAGATAAACCCAACCTTAATGAATGATCAGGAATATAATAAATCAACATTAAACCAATACACATCCCTATGGATGACCCAAATGTATTTAAAACAGTTACATGAGAATAAATTTCTCCTATATTATTATTTATAGCCAATTTCTGTATTACCTGAGTATTTCCAGCCCCAATACCTGTAAAAGATATATTTTTACCTATATTAGCCACACCAGCCGTTATAATGAAATATTCAGAATAAATAAAAGGTGTCATACTCTCTAAAAATAAAGATAGCTGTTGAAATATTAAAGATCTTTTAATGAATTTTTTAGGATTAGAATCTAAATGCTTTCCTACTCGAGATAAATAAAATAAACTTCCCATCTGACCTACAAGATCCTTTCCAATATAATTAAATGACACGATTGCCTCAGAAGAAGATTGACCTATAACAGAAAGCATGGAATGAGTTCCTAAAACTGATTCTATTGAAACAATTATATTAGATGTAAAGGACCACTTCATATATTGAAAATATAAAGGATGGTAGGTAGAATTTTTACCGTAAAATAGTTTCTTTATTACTTTCATTTTCAGAAAATTATAACACGGAAATATTTAGAAAACAATTTATTAATTATACCAATAAATGTCTTTTTCAATACAAAATGATCAAAATTCTGTTACAACAAATAATATTATGGGAATAGAATTTGGCGCGAGTGGACCAATCGGTGATAGTGTGATTCAATATTTCGAATCAAATGGGAAATTAAATTTTACACAATTTCCCACCATAGAATATAATGATCAACCACCAACAATTAATAGAACCAATTCTAGTATATATTATGATACATCAGAAAATGATTTATATATGAGAATAAATAATAATTGGGATCCCATCGACATAGGATCCCAAGGACCTGCTGGACCTACCGGACCTCCAGGAGATAATGGTGGACCTACTGGACCTCGAGGTGAAACAGGTCTAATAGGACCTACTGGACCTCAAAATGATTTTACAGGAGCTACTGCGGCGTTAAACGGAACTCGAGGTCTTGTTCCTCAACCATTAGCAGGAGAACAAAATAAATATCTTAAAGCAAATGGTCAATGGTCTAATACAACTACTCTGTATACAAATACAATTGTAGAAGAAACGATCGATAATGGTGTAGTTATCGAGGGCCTTACCCACAAAGATGACACAATTGCTAAAGGTAATTCTAACATTGACTTGGCAACAACTGACTCAATAACAATAACTGCACCTACTGCTGTCAATATATCAGCAACTACTGTTGACCTTGGTACTGGTACAACACTTACTAATACGATTAATGAAAAAACAGCAAACAGTGGTGTAACAATTGAAGGATTAGTATTAAAGGATAGTATTATGACTAAAAGTGATAATATAGTGAATATGTCTGTAAACGGAATAATTGGTTTAACAACAACTTCTTTCATTAATCTTTCATCAACAACGGTTGACCTTGGTACTGGTACAACACTTACTAATACAATTAACGAAAAAACTACAAACAGTGGTGTTACAATTGAGGGGCTGACACACAAAGATGATACAATTGCAAAGGGAAGTGTTAGTATTGACTTGGCAACTAGTAATGTGTTGTCATTTTCAGCAATTACGGTTGACCTTGGTACTGGTACTACACTAACCAATACAATTAATGAAAAAACTACAAACAGTGGTGTTACAATTGAAGGCCTTACCCATAAAGACGACACAATTGCCAAAGGCAATTCTAACATTGACTTGGCAACAACTGACTCAATATCAATAACCGCACCTACTGCGGTGAATATATCAGCAATTACTGTTGACCTTGGTACTGGAACAACTTTAACCAATACAATTAACGAAAAAACTACAAACAGTGGTGTTACAATTGAAGGTCTTACCCATAAAGACGACACAATTGTCAAAGGCAATTCTAACATTGACTTGGCGACAACTGACACAATATCAATAACCGCACCTACTGCTATCAATATATCAGCAACTACTGTTGACCTTGGTACAGGTACTACACTTACTAATACAATTAACGAAAAAACTACAAACAGTGGTGTTACAATTGAAGGTCTTACCCATAAGGACAATACAATCATCAAAGGTAATTCTAACATTGACTTAGCAACGACTGACACAATAACAATAACAGCACCCACAGCTATCAATCTATCAACATTATCTTTCAACATCGGTACTTCTTCTCTTATAACGACCAATTCTGTAATGGTAAGTAAATTATCTGATCTACCGACTGCATCGGGAGGTTTTCATAAATTATTAGATAATACAGTATATGTTATTAATGCTAATTTAACCCTTACTAATGGTATTGAATTCGGAACTAATTGTTCTCTAAGGGGATATGATTTTGGTTCAAGTATCACATTTGATGAAACTTCGGGTAATATTGTAGGGTTTAAGAGCGTAGATCAAAATGTTTACATATCATTTCTCACCATTAATAAAGGCGGCGGACATTTTGACAATACAGCGGTTGGTTTATTTGATTGTACTAATTATGATATAGCTGCAGGTCCTCCGTTTTATGGAAGAAATAAAAGATTTAAAGTAACTGATTGTAATATAATTCAAGCATATTCCTTAGGGTCTGTTACAGGATTTGGAACTCTAAATATAAACAATAATTTTATTAATGGAGGCGGCGGTGGGACTAGTGGTATATACACAGTCCAAGGTCTTGCTGTTAGTGATGGTCTAAGTCTTGAGTTTAACAATAACAAAGTTGTATTATTTGCTGGTGCTCAGATCACAAATAGTGGTTATCAACTTAGTATGAAAGACAAAGCTAATAGTATATTAGGATTTAATGCGGTTACTATTACAGGAAATATATTTCATCCTCGTTCAACAGAAACTGGTATTATATTTAGCGACAATTCTACAACAGCACTTGGAACAATATCAGGAAACACATTTATCAGACAAGGTGGTTCAGGTGAGTTAATAGCATATCAAGATTCGACCACTTACACTAATTATAATCCCTTACCGGTCGTTAATTATACAATAGAAGGAAACTCTGGTATAGCAGGTAGCCAGTCTTCTGGTATATTTTCTTTCTCGGGTAACACAGCAACAACAACGTTTGCATCAGCCGGTACTTATACAATAATCAATACAGATGCAACAGCAACGTTTGCTCCTATTCAATTAGCATCAAGAATAGGTTTATTAAATGAAGTAACGACTACGAATGCAACATTTGCTGCTAATCTATTAATAGGTGATAAGGTTCAAGGTGCTACTTCAAGTCAAACAGCTATTTACGCAGGAACTGGTTCAAGCGGTATGTATTTCTCAGATATGTCTGGTCTTTTTACTAGCGGAGAAAATCTTACTAATCTTCGTCTATCAGAAACATTTGGAACAGCAGGTGCTTATAAATTAAATGTATCATACGCTAATAAAGATCCTCGTAGATTACGTATCCAAGCTACATTATCTTTAGGATCTGGGGGGAATAATAAACTAACAGGAGTAAAAATATATAAAAATGGTTCTGCTATTGAGAATAGCTTAAGCGAAGTAAATGTAATGGATATATCAAGACCATCGTCTGTAATATCTTCGACCTTTTTAATTGTCAATCAAGGGGATTACTTTGAAGTTGCTATAACAAATTTTGACGACACAACAGATCATACAGTTATATCGGCCAATATTATAATTAATTAATAGCCACTTATTTTTTTTAATACATATAGTATGTACTTCCAGAGACAAATAAAAGGACATTTATGTATATTAATAACTTCTTTGGAAAAGAAATATTAACAGAACAAAAGTGGAACCAATATGTAAAGAAATTTGACAAATATCAATTAGACACATTTGGTATAAAAACTAGCTGTATGACCTTTGACTATGTTAATTCTGATCAAGTCACTTTAGTATCATTTATACTAAACGACCTTGGGTTCTGTACAGAATATCATCAAATTAAAAAAAATGTTGTGTTACCCACAGCCGCTAGATTTCTAGCCTTTACAAAGGATCATATATTTTGTTTTACACCTTTGAACATTTAAAATGCCGACTTAATATTTTCCAAGTTTATGTTTAATTTCATTAACTCCCATTTGTATCATATATTCAGACATCGTATTACCGTAGGAATATCTACAATGAGGACAAGTAATTACCCCTTTCCCGCTTTTAAATAAATTTATATAACATTTGCCACAGCAATTATTTGAACATTTTGAACAAGTTACATTTTTTTGTATTGTTTCACAACATATTATACAATCTTGGGAAATACCATTACGTTGAACTATAATTTTTTTGTCTATATGCCTTTTAATTTCTTTCCAATTACTATCTGGTAATAGGGTTATTTTAGAATTATTATTAATAACAATTTCGATATATAATGTTTCTGGATTTCTAATAAAATCAAATTTATCATTTATATAATCTTTGAGAATTAGATTTTTTATTACATTACATCTTTTATCATATTTATCAAACTCTTTAGGATTCATTTTCATAATATCCATTATTATTTGTATTATAAATCAATTTTTTAAATAAGTCGGGGAGCACAATCTTCAGTAACTATTGGAACGGTAGTTTTGACAGCTTTTGGAGGGGCCGGAGGAGTTATAGGATTTCCAGAAGGAAAAGGGACTTCTGGAGGAACATGTCAAATATCTAATCCATCTTCAGAAAATATAATTACTATGCAATGCATCGGAGGTGATGGTACTGCATCTGGATGCTCAGGAATTAGTTCATACAATGGAGCTTCTAGTTTTATTGGGGGGGTGGTGGGGCAGGAACACAAATTCAAGATTCTGGAACAGCTGGGAGTGGTCTAGCATTTGGATCAGGTGGGGGAGGAACAGCCAATACTAATTCAGGCGCAATTGTTATTGAAGCTGGGTAATTAAATTTTAAATTGAAATTATAGGAAAAATATTTTATTTTTTCTAAAAATGGATTCTTACTCTTACACAATAATTCAAGAATATGGGAAATTATTATATTCAATGGATATTATTAAACCTAGTATGAAGGAATTACTCGAAAAAAAGAAAAAAATATATGAAAAACAATACAAAATATACAGAATATCCACTATGTTACACTGTGTCAGAAACTTTTTTAACCACATATTCGTCAAATATAAAAAATATATTGAATCTAAGGTTAGCTGCCCATGCCACCAATATCACGGACTATTCGGAGGATTTGTTAGAGATTGGATAATACCATGTATCCTAGAAGGAATACACCCCCTCTGTAAATCAGCCCCTCAAAAAATGCTTACCAAATTTCCTAATATGACTATACCTGAAGATATAGATATATATGCACCCCACGGAATGGTATCACACTTTGGGGGAAATTTCTGTAACTTGTTATCACACGATATGGGAGAATGTAAACAAATTACTAACCTTTTTGTTCAAGGTTACACTATGCCCGTAAAAAGATTTGATATTAAATTACCCCTATTCTGTAAAGCCCAAAAATGGTCTCCAACATTTCATGTTGATATCACTAACTCTATCACAAATTACGACTTTAGCGTAAATAAATGGAGATGGAACATAAATAGAGGGCTTTTTTCCCCCAATATGACTCAAACCATGTCTCAAATATATTTCCATAAAGAATTTAAAGATTTTATAGAAAAAAAATGTCAATTTGTAGGTGTATGGAATAAAGGTGGTTCTCCATTACATAAATTCATACGTAAAGCCTTAGTCAAAAGAACAGAAAAAATGATCATGAAAGGTTGGACCATAACCAACCTCAAACTAAAAATAAATAAATCTATAAAAGTTAAACAATGCCAATCATTCAAAAAAGAACAAACTCTTCTCGCATGTACATGTATGATATGCAAAGAATCATTATTAAAAAATGAATCAATCATAATCAATGAAGAAAATTTAAAACAGATTCAACCACAACAAATCATAGGACACGGAGATAATATTTTCTTTGAATGCTGTAAAAGTTCCTTTCATACCAACTGTATATTCTCTTGGATCAAAGAATCCTGCTATCATAAATCATTCGCCACATGCCCTGGCTGTAGAAAAGAAATTAAACTCTATTAAACCCCTAACCATTAATTTAAAAACAAATTATAATATATATAGATATATTATAATGTTTCTTAATAAAACTCAAAGACAACAACGAGAATATAAACAAAAACTTAATGCTAAATCAAAATACGAAAAAATTATACATAAAATTAAAAGTTCAGGTGTAAAATCAATTGACAATCAAAAAAAAATAGATTTTTGTAATAAAAAAATTAAAAATATTGATAAGTTAATCCTCTATACATAAAATATCCTCATTATTATTACATACTTTTTCCCAAGAATATCTACGATCTTTTAATAAATTACTAATCTTCTTTAATTCCGCATAACTCCTTTTTACCCTATTAGGACACTCATAATGAAAATAATTATTACCAGATTTCCTCCTTTTTTGATCTGTCCAAACATGATCCTTACATATAGAACAAATCCCTCTAGAATGTATCTGATATAAACAATCAAAATTGAAGCCGTTATTACTTACTCCCTTTTTATTATTAGCACGTGCTAAAATCCACAATGACATTTTATTGTGGATTAGAATATATAAAAAAACTTTCAATTATTTATGTAATTGAAATTTATACGTGGAAAAAAGAATAACATTCATCCAAAGGTCTCAAAAATTCATAATGATTACCCCCAGTCCACAATATATCTATATTATTTACATTATTCACACCCATATCATACTGACAACCATCATAAAAATAAATCTTAGGTATACTAACATCCAATTGACGTACTATAACTTGAACGCCAGAATACATATATGTAAACGACATTATCTCTATAGCTGTGCCATAAACCCCATCTTCACCCATAAATTGACGATAAAAAGATAAATACCTTGCTGTCAATCCTTTATTGTATAAATTACTTAAAGGTGCAGAATATCTCTCTCTATCTTCTACTAACGCTGATTTTGAAGTAATAAATTGAGAATCAAATGCCAATGTGCTATCCAACTTATTCGTCGCCTTTCTATACCAATCCATAGTAATGTTCTTAATTATCGATTTACGTAAACGGTAAGGTGTATAATCATAAATTTTAGGATAAATATATAATAAACCATTAAATAAAGATTCAAACAAACAATTACCATTCATATTACTTCTTATTATTTCATATCTTTTTCCTTTATCAGAACGATACACATCTCGAGGATTTAAATAATCATCATAAACATTAGTTCTCTTTTTTTCAGAAGGATTCCAATATTCTAAAATATACATCGAAGGATATTTATATTCACCTTTTTAATTATTAAAACAAATTAAAAAATTAAAAAGGTGAATCATATCCTTTACCCGATAACAATCTCTCTATATCATCTTCCATAATCCTACTCTCAGACGGACTCATTTTACGATTACGAGACTTCTTCTTATTTTTTTTACACCAATTTCGAGATGTATATACTCTCATGGAAGATTTATTACCATGCTTATTTACATGTGTATACATCCGTCCTCTACCACTAAAACCTAATCGCTTTAATGAGGAAAGAGATTTTTTATACACCTTTCGAGACCTACGCCTCCTCCTTGACACCTTTCGAGACCTACGCCTCCTCCTTGACACCTTTCGAGACCTACGCCTCCTCCTTGACACCTTTCGAGACCTACGCCTCCTCCTTGACACCTTCCGATCGAGACCTACGCCTCCTCCTTGACACCTTTCGAGATGATTTATTTTTTATCATATCAAGTTGTAACATTTTTTTAGCCTTTTCAATTTCTTTTCTTTGCGAAGATTTTATCCCTTTTCCTCCCCTATTAAGATAATATGTAAGCCATTTAATTGCTGATCCTTCTCCTCCTGGTGCATAACATTTATTTTTACTGATTATATAGATAGTTCTAGCATTTTTTGTCATTGTACCCTTAGGATAGAATGTAGCCACTCGAACTTTTTTACCTGTAAAATAATTTTTATACATTTATTTTACCGAATATATTATTCATTTTTTCCCTCTTTTTGTTTTAATTTCATATGCCTACAACATACTATTAACCATTGAGAAAACATTGTTTCTTCCATTTCTTTTATATCTTCAGCTGATGTCACCCTTTTTAAAACCTTTTTATTATTATTATTATTATCCAAAGGTATTCGTTTTTTAATATTATTATCAGATTTTACCACGCGAAGACTCATTTATTAAAATATTTTAAACTTAAAACTAAATTAATATTCTGATTAAGAAAGAAATAAATTAAATGGGCTCATTTATTTCCAAAATTTTAATATTTTTTTATCCATATAAAAAAAATCCAATAAAACCCGTAAAACCCCCTCCTAAAAACCCTTACTTTTCTTTTTCCCCCAATATCCCTTCTACTAATAAAGAACTTATAAAGGAATTTAAGAGTATGTCGGACCATAATGAACCTGAACCCATTTTCTACTTTGGATAAAACATTTTATTTCTACTTCGGATTATTCGACCACGTACAATTCTTCGGATCGGTGAGGTAACATACAGGACCCTGATCAAAATTATTTCCTCTTACTTATATTGGGACCTATTATATTATTTAAAGATCCTAGTGACATTTTTTATTGTAATTAATATTAATTACAATAAAAAAAATTAAAATTAAACCCGGGCCCCTTTTCCTATTAACTTTATAATTTTATTACAAAAATCGCTCTCTCTCCCATTAGCATACTTATGAATCGCCTTAGCCGCCTCCATAAAATCAAAATCAGTATTATCCATCTCCTCCTCACTAAACTTCCTAGCCAACTTCTCATAATGATCCTGACACAACTTAAAACTACGATCCTTCAACGCCTCACACAACTTCTCCATCATCTTCCGAAACCCTATATCCTCTATTATATCACCCTCCTCATTCTTATACTTTATCTTATTACGAGCCACGTCAACACAAACTATCCTATTCTTAAAAGGAAATTCCAAAGCATACTCTGCATAACCCTCAGGCCCCTTCACATGGTGATCCAGAGTTAGCATTGGAACGCTTTCCTTAATATGATCAATTTTCAACGGCTCCATATTCTTTATGTAGTTATTAATCTGAATAGTCTTATTACTCGTATGATGGGTTGGTCTTTTTACAGCAGTTATAGCCACATTTTCTAACTTATTTTGCAAATTTTCTATTTTTTCTTCGTAAAATTCCTTCTGTTCTTTAAGAGATTTTTCATAGTTAGTTTTCTGCTCAAATAAAAGAGATTTTAAGTTTAAAATAGTTTTATCTTTTTCAGTCCTTAATAGCTTTAATTGATGTGTTACACATTTATCTTGATGAATCAACAATCTTTGTTTACTACATAATTTTTTATCACATGAAGCACATTTAAAAATATTACCCTCTATTTTGCCTTGAATTTTAAGACAATACTTTGCTCTCTGTTGATGATTAGATAAATTAGATTTATTATGAAATGTATTTTTACAAAATTTACATTGGAATTTATTATCCTGTTGTTCCATTTATTATAAAATTATATTTTTTTAAATAACTTAACAAAAAAAGATAAATACAAAAAAAGATAAATAGTTTTTTTGCTATTTACTAAAAAGTTCGGAAAAGTTCGGAAAAGTTCTAATTTTTTGTTAAGTTTTTAAGGTGGTCACCTTGAATTAAGAGTCGATTGGATTGTCTACAAAATTTGTGTAGTGGCCTATTTTGATTTTGGAGAAATTGCCTATTTTGAAAAATTCCAATTTAGACTATTTTTGAATTTTTAAAAATTTCTAGGATTTTATAATTTTTTGAAAAAATCTAAATTATAAAATTATTTTACGAAATCTATACATTTCTTTATAGTTCCTGAAAATAAATCAATCTTTCTATCCACAGGAAGAATAAACCTCTCTCTATTGGCCTGTTCTCGGTATACTTCTAATTTATCAAAAACCATGCCTTCCACAAGGGACATTTTTTCTTTATTAGGACAAGAAGAATAAAAAACCACTTCATGTTCATCTGTCTTATTGTAGGTAGATAATCGGTTAGTTAGATTAGTAGCTTTACCAAGTATATAACGTCTTTCTTTTTTTAGTCCAGGGGTAGTAAGAATATAGATGACATTTTGATCTTCATATTTAGTTCTACCCCTTTTCTTAAGAAATTTCTTATTTAATCCTTCTATCTTGTTTTTACCATCCATGACATATAACTCAGCCAAGCGTTGATAAGCGTCAAGAAGTTCTTGATAATCTTGTTTAATTTCTTTGTTTGTAGTTTCTAATTTATCTAAATCTTTTTCATATTTAGTTTTGTGCTTAAGCAAACTAGATTTTAAATTTAAAATAGTTTTATCTTTCCTAGTACTTAAAATAGTCATTTTTTCCTCATATATAGATACAGTATATTGTTCTTTTACATGTATACATCGTTGTTTATGGTATTTTAAACTTTTATCTGATGATAATATTTTTTGACATCCTTCACATTTAAATATAGTTTCATCTATTTTACCTTGAATTTTAAGACAATATTTAGCTGTTCTTTGATGTCCTACAAGATTAGATTTAGTGTTAAATTTATTTTTACAAAATTTACATTGGAATTTTTTACTATTTTGATTCATTTATTTAGTATAAATATTTCTTTAAGTTGACGGAAAAAATATTACAAATGACGGAAAAATTTTCAACGATTTTATAATTTTTGAAAAAATCTAAATTATAAAACAAATTCTATTTATATCTATTTATAGGTATCTTGATTATAAACCCATGGAATTGATGTATTAGTTTTAACAGCTAATATGATAAAAATTACTAATAATACAAAAATAATTCCTAATAATGATAATAAAACTGTAAATACAGTTTTAGATAATCCTTTAGATTTAGATGGACTTGGATGAGGTGTGGGTGATGGTGTGGGTGATGAGTGAGGAGGTGATGGCGTAGGTGATGGTGTGGGTGATGGCGTAGGAGATGGTGTAGGAGATGGTGTAGGAGATGGTGTAGGAGGTGATGAATACCATGGATTTGTATCACATGTTCCAGTGTATGGATTTTTTTTAGGATCAAATACACTTTGGCTATTCCATAGCTTATCCCCACCTAACTTTTTAACTGCAGATTTACACTTTGAATTGCATGGCGAACCGGGTGCTGTATTTCCATTAGTGTGATATTTTAAATCCCCCCAACACCAGTATTTTTCCCCGCTAATCTGTTTTTTGCATAATTCTTTCCATGTAGTATTATTATTTGGAGGTTTATCTGTAGGTTGATATTTTTTTCCTTCTATGTTAGAAAGACTACAACTCATTATTTTATATTATTTAATATAAAATTTAAGAATAAATTAATTATTAGTATGGAAAAGGTCCATAAAGAGGAGGTGGTGGTCCATAACGAGGAGGTGGTGGTCCATAATGAGAGGGAGGTGGTCCATAACGAGGAGGTGGTGGTCCATAACGAGGAGGTGGTGGTCCATAACGAGGATGATAGGATTCTGTATTACGATTTTTTCTCCAATCTACCCAATCGGGGGGTTTATGAAAAGTATTTTCAGATTCATTACCAACTGGACCTTCATAATGACCTTTAAAATTCATATTAATATTTTTTCTAGATTTACGTCGTTTAGATCGTCTTCTAGATTTTCTACGAGATCTACGTTTTCTAGATTTTCTACGAGATCTACGTCTTCTAGATTTTCTACGAGATCTACGTCTTCTAGATTTTTTACTAGATCTACGTTTTCTAGATTTTCTACGAGATCTACGTCTTCTAGATTTACTCTTAGATCTACGTTTTCTAGATTTTCTACGAGATCTACGTTTTCTAGATTTACTCTTAGATCTACGTTTTCTAGATTTACTCTTAGATCTACGTCTTCTAGATTTTATTAAACGGTATTTACGGACTTTATTTGCAATGTATTTTGGTTGAGGTACATATTGTTTCCCTTTTTCATAACCTCTTTTTTTAGTTCTATTAGTACTTTTTATTTCTTTTTTACTTAAATTTTTCCAAGCTTTATCTGGTAAGTATCTTAATTTCCCTTTACTTTTTTTACCGGAACTTGTTCTCCATTTTTGACGTCCCCATTGTGAAAGGCTATTATTTGTTTTTTTATTTCCTATATAACGACCCCCGAGTTTTTGATATCTTTTTGAGGCCCATTGCATTTTTCTAGCGGAATGTTTGCATAATTTAGCTATAGTACAAGCTTGTTTTTTAGAGCGAGTCCATAATTTTGGATTCCTTTTTTGAGATATATTTTTTTTAGTCATTTATTATATTTTTTATATTTTTTTATGATGGCGAAACAAAATGATAATAAAGGCTATTAAGATTAAAATTGCTAATATTACCCAAAGAAAATATATATATTTTTTGTTTGGGTAATTTTTTTGTTTGGGATAAATTGTGTGATTGTTTTGTAATTCATCATATAATGTTTTATTTTCAATTCCATATGCATCCCAATCACGTAGGAATATTTTTTTCAAAAGAATTCTTAATTTTTTATGAGTTAAATTAACACTTGCTCCAGCGGTGTTAAAAAAATATCCCCAGGTCCAATTGGAAGTGCCTATATTTAGTTGTTTATCTGTAACTATATATTTTGTGTGATTTACTCTAGATTTACTTGGAAATTTAGGGTGTTTTATAGTGGGAGTAAAATTTTTACCTTTTCTATCTATTTTTCCAAGTTCAGTTTTATCCCATCCTGGCATTACAAATCTTTTAATTTTTAAACTTCCGCATTTTCCGGGGCTAAAAAACTTATTATAATTTTTGTTACAGTATTTAGCTAATTGTTCTAGTTGTTCTAAAAAATATGTTTCTCCTTTAGGAGATGAGGGCCATTTACTTATCAATATACGAACTTCCACGTGATTTTGATAAACAGCGTGTAATAGGGCGTTAAAAAACTGAGGCCACCATATTTGAGATTCTTTTACATAGATAGAACTTGGCATTAAATCCATTACACTAATATAGACAAACTCTCGAGCATTTTTTATTGTACTTATAATAGCTTCTCTATCAGGTGTTCTTTTAGAATTAATTACTTCATCTGGAGATCCAGATAAATAGCCTTGTCCTAGTTCATTATTTAAAGTAATTTTTAATGGGTTATTTTTGTTGTATGTAACTACCGGTAGATTTGGAAAATTTATTTCGTAAGATTCTTTTATTGAAAAATCATATTTTCCTCCCATTAAGGGGTTTCCTTTAGTCCAATTTGAATTTAGGTTGGACCAAATAGGGACTTTTCTTCCTTTAGTTATCCAAGGACCGTATCCGATAGTTGTTGGAGGTTTTCCTGGAATAGATGATTGGCTAGTAACAGTGTCATTGTCATAATCTATTTTTAATCCTGTTAAATCTGGGTGACTAAAATTCCACCACATATCAAAAAATTGAGTAACACTTTGTATATATTTATAGGTATTATTATCTCCCTTAGAATATAGAACTATACCCATTTCTTTAACTTGAGCTATAGATTTCCAATCCATATTCATTGAACCCACGTAGCAAGAAGCTAATTCAGGATATTCTCTATCTACAATCCAAATTTTAGCATGCATAATCCCTCCTCCGTACCAGTCTTTCATTTGTACTGGTCTAACTTGTACTTGATTATTTTTAGATAAATTATGCCATTTAACTCCTCTATCTTTTCCTCCAAAACCAGGAGA